TAAGGCATCGTGTATGTGGGAAAACCTATTCTTGTCTGGCTTGTCATCGTAACGCTCGCCAGATACTTGCATGCGCCGATAGCCATAGCCACCATCAAAGCCCTTGATTAATTCTTTGCATCGAGGATCTATCAAAATACCTGACTTGCCCTCAACCAAACGATTAAGTGTGCCAGCCACAGCTTCGATACGCAAGGAAACATCGTTAGATTGTGCAGGACGCGCAGTAAGGCCAGCACCACGAAGCACTTGGAACGGGGTGCTTTCATCGGTTTGCGCGCGGAAATCACCGGCCGGATCGCCAATAATATTTACTTCACAACCGTTATAGCGTGTAGCAATCTCTTGCCTAAGCAACTCTGCAAACCGCACAATGCCCATATCAAAAGCAACAATCTCTTGGAGTATTAGCCAACGACCACGGACACGCTGACCAAACACAGCAGCAGGAGTAAGGCCAAAGTCAAGACCAACAAAAACCGGAACTCCAGCAGCAACGGGTATTTCTTCTTTAGCGATATGTAAGTCTGGCGCAAACATTTGATATACTGGCTTTCCATCATTTATCTGTCCTAGCTTATTCATTACATAAACATCAATCCAGCTTTTAGTTTTACCCCTGATAAGGTTAGGGTAATAACTCTTCATCATATTCTTTTGATTCTCTGCCTGTTTGTTAGGCACATAATCTTGAATAGATCCTTTTTTATCCTTCTCTTCTACCATTCCCGCAGGTTGTGTGTAGAAACTCCAGTTGTCTGGCTTCACCATCATACGCGCTTCATCAGCAGAGATATGGTCGGGGATGGGAACTTCGCCAGACATAATAGGCCACCAGTGGTCTTCTTCTGGAGCATTGGTATCGGCAATCACGCCAGTCCAAGTCGGGCCGCCCTCACGCATGGAGGGAAAGCGACCAACACGCATGGTGCAGGCATCAATAATTGACTTCGGCAATTCCCTGGCCTCGTTAATCCAAATGCCAGTTAATTCTAATGACAGAAGTTTCTTTACGTCCTCTGGTCTATCGAGGGCAAGAAAGATAACTTCAAGGTCTAGGTCGCCTTGCTTAATGTGATGTGTGTATGGGACTGACCACTGGAATCTGCCCCACTGGTCTTCGGGAAACCAATCAAGCCAAGTCTTAATAGTAGTGGTTCTTAACTGTGGATTAGTGTTACGAATGATTGCCCAGCGAGAACGGCGTATGCCATCGTCATTCTTTTGCTGCGCCAATGCCCTGCGAAATACTTCAACGCAACAGCCAACAGATTTGCCAGAGCCTACCGGGCCGCGAATACCACGGAAGAAGGTATCGTCCTTCATAAACTCCTTTAGGACATCGCCATCCGGCTTATACTTAAAGTTTGTCAATTTTATGATCCACGCCGACTTTGATTAGACGCTCAATTACATCGGGAGCAATAATCGAAATAAGCTTGTCAGCTTCATAGTCAGTGCAGAACTCTTTGGGGTGGTGCTTGAGGTGAACCTTCTTAACTATGTTGCGTAAGACTCGACGCTCTTGCTCACTTATTGTGTGTAGAAAACTCATCTGTTACCTTCCTTACCTCCTGCATGGCTTCGGAAAAAGACATCTTGCGCGAACTATTGTTCTGCATCTTGATTGCCTTCTTTCGCAGCTTGCGAATCTCTTGCTTAGACACGACGATGTTTCCGTGTCTTTTCAGCAATACCTTTCGGCTGTTTTGAAAACTGTTTGCCAGCACGACGAGCCGCACGTTTCTTTGCGGTGGTGCGAGCATACTCTTCATCGCTTAGGCTTTTGATTGCTTTCTCTGGCAAGTAACGTTCGCCAGTAGCCTCAGAACCCTGAGTGCTGGGCTTGCCTGATTTAGTCCGCCACTTCTGTTTCGTCCAAGCGCGGAGAGATTTTTGCGGGGCTTTCATTAGCTAGTATAGCCTCCACCGCGAGCCTTGTATTCACGCGCAAGCATCTGAGCCTTGCGTGCAGACCATTGCCCTGGCGAGCCACCTTTGCCACCGCGTTTAATTTTCTCAAAGAGATTCTTACGCATCCGTGGCTTGGTGTAGTTTCCGGCTTCATTAACCGCCATTCTCTTCTTCCTTCAACTTACGCAAGGAGGTAGGGGTGTTTTTTGTTTTTACTTTTTGAACTCGTTTCTCTGGCACATGGGCTACCGCCTTTACGCCGCGATCAGCAAGCTCTTCTTCTGTAAACAAACGAACACTCTCAGCAGTAAACGTCTTGCCTGAGTGAGGGCGACCATCAGGAAGAACAAAATAATCTTTGCCGATGTATTCTGAACCATCAATTTTATAAAGCTTGCTCATTTACCATATCCTTTCAACATTGATTTCTTTTCCTGCTTCTTTTTAGCGGCAGCTTTCTTAGCTGCTTTGATGCCAGCAGGGGTGTATGGGTATTTTTTTCCGGCTACGTTAGGCATTACTTATCAAACCCCAATAAACTTTTGAACTCAGTCTGAACCTTGAGAACTTCATTTCCCAAGTTCCTGTTTAATTTTCTTTTCTTTTCTGCAGAAACATCCATAGAAGCAATGTTTTTTCTAGCATCTTTTATTTCTTGTTGTAGTTGCTTCTGTCCAATCTTAAACATACGGCGAGCCTTACCAACAGTCATACCACCGGGCAAACCGCCGCTTCCCTTTTGAGCCGTGCCGCCTTGAGCAGCAGAACTAGCAGTCATAGCCTTTTCTTCAACAGAATCAGCAAAGTTTTTTCTTACAGACTGAAGCAAACTTTTAGGAGATGTAAGTTTGAAATCCATCTAAATCACCATTTAACCTTATTAGCCCAGTATGCCGCAGACATCTTGCCCTTGGCAATGTTTTTTCTATGACGCGCTTTGAAACTTGCACGCTTCTTTTTCATACGCTCTGACTCTCCGGCTTTGGGCTTGCCAGCAGTAGAAGCACCCTGCTCACCAAAACGGATAGTCTTAACCTTATCGCCTTCTTTAGCGACAACCACATGAGACTTCCTGGGGTGGCTAGGAGTTTTCTGGGGTTTATTAAAACCCTTCACTCCTGCACGAACTAATCGAGGATCACGCGACATTCATCTCTTCCTTGTATCGTGTGTGGTATTTGTTTCCGCGCCACTCAAAGTCTTCTCGACCCAATGCTCGGTTTCTAGCAAAGGCTTGATTGAAGTTAAGCTCATCTGCTTTGGGCGGAGTCATTGCATTAAAGGATTGTGTTACAGCATCCTTAACTTGCGTAAGACGCTCATCACTTAAAAACGCAGCTGGAAGCCGAGGGCTGGGAACTGACATATCAATATCAACATCAAGAATGTCACCAAAGGTTCTATCAATGCGAGGCAGCTTCAAGTCAAGATTAAAGCCATCATCATACTTGCTAGCCAGTTCAATTCCATCAGGAACAAACTTACCAACCATATCTCCCACCCAATCGGGCAACGCCTCCATATTCGGAAAGTTTACCTCTGCCAAATCAACCTCAGTAGGTTTGGTAGAAAAGGAGTCGGCATACCTATCAATAGCTTCACGCGTCGTCGCAATAAACTCTAACGGCAACGCATCCTTTGCAAGATTGCCGTAAGTCATCAAAACATCAGAAGCAGTATTATATGCCGCTGTTACCATCTTACCTAAGTATTCAGTATCAAACTGATTGCCACCCCTTGGGGGAATGGTTCCTGATAAAGAAAATTTATAGGTTTGAGGAATATCTTGAGCAAGATGCACTACCTTTGAGTAAGCATCTTTTTCTTTGCGAACCTTTGGAGACTTAGAGCGATCAAAGTCAAACGGGTCGTTCGGAATAATAAACCCGCCATCAGGAGAGTCTTCAAAAACAAAGCCCCCAACAGAACTAAACATTTCAAAGACGGGATCAGTTGCCGACTCAACATAAAGATCAAACAGATCTCTTGCAGACCTTTTACCGCTATAAAATTTTTCAGGACGTTCCCCGGAGGCCATAACAGGATAGTCTTTATAATCAACGTAGTTGCGACCAGCTTTGCGCGCATTAGCAACAGCCCCGCGCAAAACATCTTTAGCGTTCTCATCCAGCAAGGAAAGGTTCATATCAGTCTGACTGGCAACCTCAACGCCCAACGCATTGGTGATCTTGTTACCCAGCATAAACCTGGCAAAGGCAACAGCGTTAGCTGGAAGTATCTTGAAAGCCATAACGAACCTTTTGACCTAAAAAAAATTTATGGATTTAATTATAGGTTTTTTACCAACGAAAGAGAAGGGGGAATGTTGTGGAGCCTTGAGAGGAAATAATGTTTGTATGGGACATAATATATATAACTACGTCCGGTTTTTCCCCCTCCCCCCCTACCAACAGAGTCAGCCCGGCGTTATTTACGACACGATTATCCGAGGTCAATCTCTACCTTGATGTCTCCTGCATGCAAGTGCATGTGCTTCTCTGGTGCCTTGAGTCCCGCCCTGTCCATGATGTCCTTGCTAGCTTCAAGCTGGACGTATTCAGATTTAGCGTTGACCGCTAGGCGTGCTACCTGATGGGCGGCTAGGGTTGCTTTAACGCCCAACTCCTGCCGCATTCTTTCATGCATGTATGACTGCACATGTGGAAGGGCTAAGGTCTTGGATGCGCTGACTCTTCCGGTCTCACCTTCAGCGTAGCCGGCCACGGCCGCCGCGTCTTTTATGGTTCCGCCATTGGTTACGAGGTGTTCGACTAACGCCGTTTGTTTCTCTGTCAAACCAGTGACCGGGTCTTTGACTGCATTACCCATTTCTTTAACTTCCCTTCTTCCCTTCTGCTAGATTGTCGCTAGCACATAATCCTATATCCGGCACGAAGCGCGCCGCATAAGCGGAGTTTAAGAGGGTTTGTCAAGAGAAAGCAAGAGAGAAGGAGAGGAGGAAGGCAAAAAAGCAAGAATGTTTCAATGAGACGAAACAATATTGCGCAAACAGGGTAAACAAAACAATATCATTACGCATTTTATTATTGACGCTAATGGGGTTATGCCCTAATTTATACACATAGCAAGACTGTAGGAGGTAACAAGCTATGCAACAATCAGTCATCAAATCAATCAGCCGCTTGCAAAATAGCAAGGTTGGAAACCCACGCTTTCACATTGAGATGGAAGACGGAACAAAAGCCGCCACGCTTTCTAATGCTGGCTGGGCTTATTCAATCGTGCCGCACGCATGGGAGGGGAAGCGGTGCAAATATGAAATCAAAGAATATAAATCAGGCTATCGCGTATTTGATAGCGTAGAAATCTAAAGGAGTAGAAACAGATGAAACTTTCACGCCAACATTTTGAATTCATCGCAGACGACATCGCGCCTCTGCTAGCAAACCCCGTGTTTGTTGAAGACATTGCCGACAAGCTGGAAGACACTAACCCAAACTTCAACCGGGAGATATTCACGCAACGCGCCTTGAAGAACTGGGAGGCGGTAAACATTCCATTGGAGGAGGTGAGCCACAGATGAGACATAGTAAATACTGGGATAAAACCCGCATAGGACGCGACATGATACAAGACGAACTGCACCGCCAAAGCCTGAGCCGTTGGCAATGGCGCAAGAGAAAATGGCAGCGGTTTTTAAACTCAATTCTTTTTTGGAGGTCATAAAATGACAAGCCAACTAAATTGGCGCCGGACTATCGGCGTATATATCGAAGCACTAGAAGGCAGCAACAAGATGGCGGCCGATGCAGCAGCCAAAGAACTAATGGTTATTGCAGACCACCTAAACAATGAAGGAGTGGAGTATCCCGACACAATACCAGAAACACCAAAGGTCATACCATTAGAAGGGTGGATAAAATGACCCCGACATATGACGAACTCAGCGCAATGTTTGACGCATTGCAGACAGTAACCGGGGCAGACCTTAACGGCAACGAGGGCTTTTACAACAAAGGCGGCAAGCTGTTTTATGGTGACAACATCGACCAGCCTGTTGTTTTTGATCACTACAAAAAAGCCACTTTGATTTGCGGATTTACA